TATAAATATTATATTTTCTTTTAAGCTTTCTAATGGCCTCTTGGTGATCAATCTCTTTACTCATGTCTTGTCCTTATATTCTTCTCGTAGTTCTGGGAACTCAGATAGGTAACGGGTTAGTATATGTTTGTTCTCTCCACCTTCTAACAACCTAGTCAACATGTCTCTAAGAGCCATCAGGTTATCCTTATCAATGTCTCGTTTTATCTCAGCTATGATTTCCTCTATCAGTTCATTCATTTCTTTTCTCCAAGTATTCTATCTATACAATCATCAAGAATGGGTTGTACAGATGCATAGGCTTTTTGATATTTATCTTTATCAACTAAAGGAGCAAGACCATTATGTATTCTTGCCTTCTCAAAAATCCTACTTAATTTCCCACATAAAGCCCTTTCCAACTGATCTCTTAAAACAACTTTCATCTCCATATCAATATGAGTCAATACCTCATCTGCTAATTCTACTAATTTTGCCTTGTTCATTTCCTCTTCCTCATTAATTTTTCTTCAGTCCTTCGTAATGACCATTCTAAAAATCTGCTAAACCATCTACTCCATAAATTCTTCACTTGATGTCGTACTCCTGCACAGGGCTATTTATTTTCCAAACTCTTACACCATCTTTTTCCTTTCTGGTCACAGTAGAAAAATTACGTCTATGACTAATGCCCTGTCCTTTCAGTGGATAGGTGCATCTTCTAATTGAAATGGCCAAAGCATTAGCTTCGTTTCTATCTTTACAAAGGTAAGAATCATCTAGATTCATCATCTCTGCTATTTTTCGATATTCACTTCTTGCCGTGCTTACTGGTGCACTTATGTCTGTGTCAATCATAGATCCTCCATTTTATTCAACAGCCTGGTTAGATACCATATAGTTTTTCCAATGTCTTCAACATTAGCGTCTTTGTGATCCTCTCTATAAATATATTTAATTGAGTTACCCTTGCAGTACCCTTTAAACTCTTCCGGAGTTAGCATGGCTTCTATGATGTCTATACACTCAATAGATCCTTTTTTGTAGTGTGGTGGGTGATTTACGTTATCTGTCATCTCTTTTCTCCTGTAGCTCTGCTTTCACACAAAACAATTTATCTTCAGTTTCCTTGGTCATTTTCTTTAACCATGCTAAATGCTCTTCATACCTAGCTATTCTGTTGTTTATATCTTCACTCATTTAATTCCTCTCTATAAAAATTACCAGTGTCTAGATCTACAACGTTTGGTGTGTTGTATATACTCGCTGGTTTACCGTTTAATACTTTATGGTATTCTGTTAAATAATCAGACAGGTAGTTCCACCCTGCTTCCATGTCGGTGTGATTCATCTTAAATACTTTACTTGCATAAGGTTTTTTCTTTTCTTGTGCAACAAAGGCAAAGTCATGAACCTTAAAACCAGCCTTTTCAAAGCCACGTTTGTACCAAGCAGCTTGTAAATCATAAGAGTATCTTCTAACAGAGTTTGTAAAGCCTTTAACCGAACAATCAACAGTAGTTTTATAATCAACTAAGACTATTCCATTACTTGCATGTGGTTTCTCAAAAGGGTTTAAGACTACATCTGCTCTGGTTTTGCAAAGTAAATCTTGCTCATACCAGTATATAGACACCTCGTAGGGTGAATTAAAGACCTGTGGATACTCATTTTCTGGATTTAGATAAGCTTTCGACTCAGTTACTAAGCTGTTTCTCATGCTATATATGGTATCTTTGTCCTTCTCATTAATAACAGTAAGACCTCTATCCATACTTTCCTTCTTTAATAGCTTGTTAGCATTTGTCAAAAGTGATCCAGATAAACATACAACATCACTAAAGAATGCACTTTCTCCTTCAACAACAAGAGAGTGAGCAGCAGATCCAAAGTTCATAGCTGGAGTTGTCTCAATAACCTCCTCAAGAGAATGCAGTTGACTCTGACTAAATCTTCTTATGTTAGAGGAAGACAGGCCAGGGCTCTTATGATAATAAGCATTAGACAGGTTAGGAAAGTAGTAAGCATCGCCAACTACAACATGTTCTATCATTTGCAATTGTTCTGGTAATGCTTTCATGATGTCTCCCTTTTAGTTTTAGTAACTAGCTCTCTAACCCAACCCTTGCCTTCTTTTTCGGTAGGAGCAAAGTCAACTGCTAATTGTGTAAAAATAGTTATCCCTGCATAAACCACATACGGCAGAGGAAGATCCTTATTTGCTTTTTGAAGTGTGTCAAGTAGATCATAATAAAACTGATCGTATGCTTTTTCTTCTTTTGATACTGCTTTTGCTTTCATGATGCCTCCTGGTCTTTTACAGCTAATTCATCTACTGCTGACTGTAGTTCTTTAATAGCAACACCACACTGCCATAAGTGATAATTAATCTTATCTTGTTGTATTTGTTTTTCTAAGTCTTCCTTAGGTGGGTTTGTGTAATTGATTACCTCATCGATAATATCATTTACGGTTATTTCTTTCTTACTCATAATTACTCCTAATGTGTATAAGTTTGTATTCTACTTTAGATTATGTATAATGTCTACAGTTTTAATATAAACAGATTTACATAAAGTAAATTAAAGGAGAGAAGTAATGAGTAGAACAAACGATTTGTATTGCATGATGAGGTTATCTTATGAACAGGCTGTAGACGATTACAACTGTAAGAAGGTTGATTCTGTGCTATCTGCATATAAGAAGTATCATGTTATTAATGTTGGTATGAGCAGTGGAGATCCACAGGGTGATATCTTGAATTTCTATGACGATGACAACAGACAAGAGTCTATGTTGTAGGGTAGGAATGTTTTTTACTATCGTGTTAAGATGCGATATGCCAAAGATTGTAGAAATTAAAGACAAGATGGCCGAGCCCTCACTTCAGGAAGTAATTTCCAGACTAGACTCTATGTTTGAGAACATGGTTTATAGAGGTGAGGACAAGGTAAATATTGTCTTAGCAAGTTTAAGTTTTTGTATCTCTCAGCTTAGTATAGAGTTCAGTGATAAAGAAGTTGCGAAGTTGGTTGATGAGCTTTTAGCACAATATATTGACAAATCTGCTAAGAAATAGATTATTGACAATTATTGACATAACTTCATGACAGCTATAAACATGATAAGAATGCACCTTTCAGGATTATTGTATTTTTTTCATTTTTGTCATTAGAGTGAGAGATAACTTATATAAATAAATGAGATAATACTTGACTAGATATACACTCTTCAAGTATCCTCACAATACACTTTAGGGTAAAGTGGGGGTAGGTATTACTAAAAACTTGCTTCTACTCTAATATGCGAAATATGGGATATAGAAAAAATAATTTGGAATATGAACCTATAATCTCTTCTGAGGAAGAAGCTCCCATTGAGTATTGCAATCTCGATAACTCACTAAACCGAAGACAAAGAAATTTTATTTGGATCTCGGTCAACAATCCCAGACTATCTTTAGTCGAATGCGCACACAAGGCTGGATATACAAGTCCTAGACAAGCCGCACATAAATTAATGAACAAGCCTCTTATTCGTAAAGAATATAACTATCTTATGAACCAGGCTAAGAAAAAATATGAACTGAACTACGACAGAGCCGTTCAGGATCTCTATGATATTCGGGACAAGGCAATGGAAGCTGGGTCTTTTAATGCGGCCATATCAGCCCAGAACGCTTTGTTAAAAGTCGGGGGCTTAATTGTAGATCGCAAAGAAGTTATGTTCGGCAAAGTAGATCAAATGAGTCGGGAAGAAGTAGAAACCAGATTAATTCAGCTCATGGGTAATGTTGTTGATGCTAGTCTGGAAAATAAAAATAAAGATCCAGATCCTGAATTAATTGATCCAGACTTTATTGATGGAATAACAGACAAAGAAGAAGATAAATCTATTACTGATCTTGATAGTGTGGTTGAGGAAAAGCCTAGTAAGAAGAAGTGGGAAAAGAAAGAAGAGGCATAAAATATCTATTGGAGAGTAATAAAAGAGAAGTAATACAAATAAATTAGTCTATGCCTCGAAAAAGATTATATGTTACTTATTTGGATTGTTCAAGAACTTGTCTAAAGCTCTAAATAAAGATTTGTAAGATCGAAACCAAGCTGTATGAATGAGCTTGTTGTCTTGGTAAGTCAAATAACCCACAGTAAAGCTGACATTATCAATATTATGGTATTGCTGTAAGTCATACTTTACGGGGTTGAAAGGTACTATTTTTATATAGTATTTATTCATCAGGAGCTACAGGCTCTGAGATAAAATAAACAATAATCATAATAACAATGGTAATTATAAACGCTGTATCAACTGACATCAGATACCTCCTCTAAATGATTTACCAATCTATCTAATCCACCACATATCCCTTCATACTCAACCATTGAATGGCAATCACCAACCCACTCTGTATCGTTTTTAATATCTTTTACAATATTTTTTATTTGCTCAATCGTTATCATGTTGTTACCTCTTTAAGTAGTTTTCCATTATTGTTATTTTGTCTTGCAATTTATGTAAATCATCTTCTGACACTTCGCTAGGCTCATCAAGGTAACAAGCAATAGTTATACTTGCTTCTTTGATAGCTACTACTAAGTCTGAGTATTCTACTTTTTGCCTTATATTATCCCAATTTCTTATGGTATCTATTGGGACAATAAACACTTTATCGCAAGAACCACAACTCCAAAACTCTGCTTCTCCACACTTGGTGTCGCAATCATAATCTAAATCTTTTTCCTTACATGATGGGCATTTCTCTATCATTATAAACCTCCTCTAAATAAATATAATAATGCTTGTAGTTTGCACTCTGATAAGTAATTCAAATGTTCTGGTATGTTTGTTCTATCAATCATGGTATTTCTTATTCATATTATTTTCTTCCTGTATTTCTACTTCGTAACATTTCTCGCCTTCGTCTTCATGCCATTTTCTTTCTTTTATGCCCTTAGGTTTATTCTTGTAAACATTTATATCAGCCACAGTCCCATAGAATTCTTCTATCACTACAAATACTTTCATTAGTTCATTCCCTCCACTTCTGCAAACCCATCATCAAGCACAAGAGCTTCTACAAAGTTATATTTATAATCAATACTTATATCTCCCCAATTCTCTTCAACCTGTTTAGTTCCATCTTTATATTTTATCTCTAAGTTTCCTTTGAATATTGAATAGTCATCAACTTTATCCCAGTCAATGCCTAGCTCTTCTAAATCCCATGTTAGGAATGCACTATATTTGGCTTCTATATACTTTGGCTCACTCATGCTAGTACCTCTTGTCTTAGTAAGACTGACCATAATGGTACAAAGTTCCATGAGTCTGCTTCTGCTACATGCCATTGGTTATTCTTGTATAAATATACATATTCAATACATGCACAGTTATCCACTAAGCTATTTGCATAAGTAGATAAAGAAGGAAAGATCAAAGGTGCATCTTTGTGAACCCTATCTTTTAATGAACCATCAAGAGTAGCACGAAGCGAACTTAAATAACCTTGATTGGCTATCTCCTCTGCTTTGGTAGTCTTGTTGTAATGGTGAATTAATGTCTCTCCGACACCTGTTGGGTATCCGTCCCAATGGCAGTAAGTTGCCACTATTTTTCCGTCTAAATCCTCGTAAGCTATATTGCTTCTTGTTCCCATAATGCTCTCCTAAAAGTTAAGGGTTAAAATAAATAGGTAGTTTTTTAAGAGAGATACCTACTCTCTGCAACAATTGGTTATTGTTATTTAAAGTCTGTACAAACCCCCACGCAATGTGGAAAAATCAGACTGGTGTAAGGCTTTGTTCATTTCTCTTTATGACTTGAGCTAGTGCTTAGTTCCACTACTTATCAAGTAGAGTACAGGTATCAAATTAATGGCTTACCTCTTCTATATGCCAACCTTACTCTCTAATGTTACAGGAAGTATCCACTATGTGCAAGTCTTTTTATATACAGTCTGTAACTTATTAATACTGGTCATAAGATATATATGTTGTTATATGCAAAGTTAATCGCATTAGCCCTGTCGCTTGGTCTCCATCTAAATAAAAAAGCATGAGCATGTCGGGGTTCGTGTCGGGGTTGTCGGGTCTTTGTGTCGGGTCGTGTCGGGAATGACTAGACACATAATATAACACAAATGGACACAGCTCTGGTCTATTTTATGATGAACTGATCCGTGCAATCTGGTCTATAAAACTAACTATAAATAAGAGTTGCAGTTTGTATCCAGTAGTGTATACTTGTGTTTAAATAAACTTTTTAGGAGAAGTAGAATGAGTATAAGAAAATTTGAACAGGACGCTATCGTTAATGAAATAATGGTGGGTGTAGATGAAAAAATAGATGAGGCTATTAAGAAAGCAGAAAAGACAGCAGGATATAAAGTTGTTAAGAAACAAGCTGAAGAAATAGAGAAGTTGGTGAAAGAGAAACATGATCTACAGAAATTGATAAATATAAAAGAAGCAAAGATGAATAACATTATTGATAATTACAATACTGCTAATGGTCTTGAAGATACTAAGTACAATCTGAATAGATACTACAACGCCAACTGCGACATAAGTTGGTACAAAAACACTTGGCACACTAGAGACCAAGTAGCCAATAAGTTAGCTATCGCATTACTAGACCCAAGAGCACAGGATAGAATAAGGCAAATCATAGAAGCTATTTCTACTGAGGTTGCAAAATGAAGATACCAACAGAGGTTTTAATAGCTGTTCGTTTGTGGGAAGAAAGTCGTAAAAGAGAGGAGGTTAAAACTGCGTAAGTAATAATCTACTTGTTAAGCCCGACCATAGTGTCGGGTTTTTTTATGTCGGGAGTCGGGATACGGAATGCGTTACTAAGCACAATCAATAACACAATGAAGATAGACACAATGAAGATAGACACAAGTATCTGGAGGCAGGCCGAAGATCCAGACCAGGGCTTCCAGAAGAGATGATAAATTAGTTGTTGACAAGATGTATCCATTGTGATTCAATGGCCTTTCAATTACAGGAGAAGTAATATGTCGAGTAAATCATATCCAATATGGAACATAGTAACAGCTTGCATTTATAAGAGTGCAAAATCGTACGGTGTGCGAGAGCGTGGAGAGGTGGAGGTTAGAATAGGGACTAGTGGGTCTAATTCTTACACTTTCCTAAACCATAAAACAACGCACAAAATACTGGAGAATGGCGACAGAGAATATCGCTTTTATGTCGATGATAAATGCATCAAGCGTGCCTTGTTATCAAAAGGCGCAAGCGAAATAGAATATTTGGCACAATGAATGGATACTATTCTTATAATTACGATTTGCGTGTATGTGCTGGTGTTCCTAGTGTCGGGTCGGGACTAAGTTAATATAACTATGCTCGACCTAACAACCAGCACAGAGGCAACACACAACCAACAGAACTATATGACCAGGGGAACAAGATGGATGAAAGCAGAAGGAGAAAGTAGTTGCAAAATGTAACCACTACTGATAAGATTAGTGTTCATTAATTATTAGGAGATTAATATGAAAGTAGATTTAAACAGACCAATAGAACCAGTAGAAACCCAGAGTTATAACTTGACGATTAGATGTGATACGGAAGAAGAAAGAGAGACAGTTTTAGAACACTGTGATCTTCTTATTAAGAAGGGGCTGATCAGATACAAATGTAACGATGATTCGGTCGGGCCGAAGAATAATGTGTACTACTCAGAGACTTATCGCAAAGAGAAAGACTGGGAAGAAACAACAACCCAACAGAGGCAGGTAACATAATGAGGAACTTTGGGTATGTCGGGTATTGCCATGTCGGGAAGCCCAGAGTGTGGGCTGAGTCCTTTGAAGATTGCAAGACACAAGCCAAAGAGTTCATGGATGCTAATGCCAAGTATTTAACCAGGAAAGGAATATTTATCTACAAGTTAGCAGAGAAAAAAGAATTGATCAAAAGGATACAAAATGTAGATTAGTGTGATACAATTATCTTATCTTAAATAAATGACTATAGGAGGTCAATATGAAGATTAAAATAGACTTGTATAATGAAGACGGAACGGTTGTGATAGGACATGCAATTGAGACAGATTGCCAATCACT